TTACAGATAATGAGTTGAACGCGACGGTATATCGCAGCCGAGTTGAACCATTAACGCGAGGTGAAACGCCTGCAGTAATCATTGAACCAGTCAACGATCAGCCAAATGATACAAATTATTACGATCAATTAGACTGGACGTTGCGGGTGCGAATTACGACTTTGGTGAGAGATAACGCCCCAGACGATGCATCTGACTTATATACGAAAATCGTGCATCGTAATTTTGTTTCTGAAGAGACTCTTAACGGTGAGTGCTTGGATATTGTTCCAGATCGCGTAGATTTCAGTTTGTTTGAGGCGGACGTGCCCTTGGCAGTTGTCTCTCAAGACTTTTTAATCCGCTACCGCACGGCAAGAACAAGTGGCTGATTCATTGCGCGAATTGATTTTGACTCGTGTCAAAAGTAATCTTGACGCAGCCATCGGTGTAACTGTTTATAGAAGCCGCGTTGAGCCTGTTAGCAGAGGTCAATCACCTGCAATCATTGTTGAGCCTTTAACTGATCAGCCTACAGACGGCAACTTCTTCAATAAGCTTGACTGGTCATTGCGATTGCGTGTGACAACAATCGTGCGTAATGCAACGCCAGATGAAGTGTCTGATCAGTTCACGCAACAAATTACTGAATTGATCATGGCTGATCAAACAATGAATGGATATGCGCTAGATACCACACCCGATCGCGTCGAATTTGAGCTGTACGAAGCAGATGTTCCGTTAGGGGTAGTGACACAAGATTTCATTGTGCGCTATCGTACGAGTAGAACAGACCTTACCTCCGCTTGACAAATGGCTCTGACACGCAAGAAGTTTTTGATTGCCAAAAGTGAAGCGGCGTATGGCACTGACTCTGTTCCGGTTGGAGGCAGTAACGCAATTCAGGTTACCAGCATTGAAATAACGCCGATTGAGTCTGACAACGTCCAAGCTGCAGCTTTTCAAGGGTTTTTGGGTAACAGCACTCGCAGCACTTTGGTTGCAAACAAGCGTGTAAGTGTTTCGTTTGACATTGAGCTGAGTGGTAGCGGAGTTGCCGGAACAGCTCCTGCTTTTGGGCCACTGCTGATTGCATGTGGAATGGCAGAAACTGACGGAGCATCGGACGTGACATACGCGCCTGAAGCTTCGCCGAATACTTTGAACACAACGCCTGATCCTGACGTCGCCAAGTCAGCTACTATCTATTGTTTTTATGATGGTACGCGGCATGTAATTACTGGTGCGCGTGGCACGGTTTCATTCAATTTTGTAGCCGGTCAGTTTGCCATCGCCTCGTTTAATTTTATCGGCATCTATAACGACCCTGACTCAACGGCATTGAGCGGTGACTTTACAGTTGCTAATCAGCAGCCAGCCCTTGAAGTGAATGACACAAATCTGACGACAGCTACGTTCTTTGGTGAAACAAGTCAACGCATTGAAAGCATCGATTTTGCTCTCAACAATGCTTTGATCTACAAGGAAACAGCAAGCAGCAAGGAAGTTCTGATTACAGATCGTGCTCCTGGTGGCACCTGTGTCATTGAGGCACCTGCACGCAGTAGCATTGATTATTTTGAGGATACTAGGGGCATCGCTCAGGCTTCCAGCAGCCTTGTTCTTGGCGCTACTGCTGGGAACATTATTACAATGACGATGCCACAAACGGATATCACTGGCATCACCTACGGCGATACAAACGGTGTCATTTCGCTGTCGATGCCTTATCTGGCTCGCCCAACTACATCGGGCAACGATGAATTCTCCCTTGTTTTTAGCTGATCATGGCATTTGTTTTTAAAAAGGCTTCTTCTTATAAGTGGCCTGTCACCGTTGAGGTGCCTGTTGATGGCGGCAAGTTTAAAAAACAAATTTTCACCGCTGTTTTTAAGAAGATGTCACGAACAGCTTTTAACGAGTTGATCGAGGCTGGTGATGATGCGTTTGTGTCTGACATCATCGAGGATTGGGAAGGCATTAAAGACGAAGATGGCGATGATTTGCCGTTTAATGAAAACAACAAGGCACTGCTGTTTGATGATCCCTACGTTCTGCGTGGCGTCATTGAGGCATACACGGAAAGTATCACGGGAGCTAACGCAAAAAACTAAAAGACGCTGCTTGTTATTGGGCAACAGGTGGCGTCAGCGACGAACGTGAGGCTGATCTGCGCGGACTTGGGATGTCTGAAGAGAAGATTGCTGAATTGTGTTTAGAGCAGGCTGACGAGGATTTTGAAGTGTGGGAGGAAAATTGGTCAATCGTTGAAATGTTTTTGAGAATGCAAACGCAATGGCGTATCGGATTTTCGGGTCCAACGGGATTGGACTATGCATCTCTTGATTGGCTTTGTAGACTGTATGCAGTACAGGATCCTGTTCCCTTATTTGAAGGGTTGCAGGTGATGGAAGCCGCTGCACTGTCCGCCTTCAACAAAAAGAAAAGCTGATGGCAAACGTCACGACTGAACTGAAGGTAAAGGTTACTGCTGTAGGCAAGGCGCAGCTTGATCAATTAGCGGGTCAATTAAATAAAGTTGCAGTCAAAGCAAAAGATGCCGATATTGATTTTAAAAAACTTGGCGTTGAATTAAAGAAAGCGCAGCAGGTTACAGGCACAAAAACAATCAATAATTTAAAAGCTTATGGCAATGCATGGAGAGATATTGCTAATAACGTTGAACTTGGAACAAAGGAATTTAAAGAGGCAACAGCAGAAGCGGCGAGGCTTGATAAACAATTAGCAAAAGTACAAGGCCGCAGACAGACAGGAGGACGCCTTAGGGGCGCTGTTGGTGTCGTAGGTGCAACTGCTGCTGCGGGTGTATTTGGTGGCCCTGAAGGTGCTGTAGGTGCGCTTGCGGGTGGTCTTATAGGTGGCCCTGCTGGCGCTGCTGTTGGCGGTGCAATTGGTGCGCAAGTTGGCGCGATCAGACAGGCTGCCGGCGCTACTGCTGAATACAGCGCAAATCTTTCTAAGCTTCGTATTGCACTGTTGGGTGTAACAACAAGTCAGGCTGAATATCAAGAAGGTCTTGCATTTATTCAACAAACGACGAAAGACTTTGCAATTCCGCAAGAGGTTGTCACACGACAATTTACAAAACTGCAGGCATCTGTGCAGGGTGCTGGTGGCAACTTAGAAGATACAAAAACAGCATTTAACGGCATCGTCGCTGCTGTTCGTGCAACTGGTGGATCACTTGCTGATGTTGATGCTGCGTTAACTGCAACTGCGCAAGTCTTCTCCAAGGGTAAAGTGTCAGCCGAGGAGCTCAGGCAACAAATCGGCGAACGCTTGCCAGGTGCTTTTACGTTGTTTGCTGAGTCAATGGGCAAAACGCCTGCAGAACTTGACAAGGCATTGGAGCAAGGGCAAGTCAGCCTGCAAGATTTCCAAGCATTTGCCGAGGCTATTTTTGAGCGTTATGGAGAGAATGCAAAAACGATTGCACAAGGCCCAGAGTCTGCGGGTGATCGATTAAAGGTCGTGCTCGAACAATTAAGCGAAAGTGTCGGCACGCTATTGGCACCAATTGGTGCAGCATTCCAAAGAACATTTACTTTTATTGTTGAGCAAATCACAAGAGCAACAAATGCACTGCAAGACTTTTTTGATCGGATGGAGGCAGCCCGTCGAGCAGACGAATTACTTCGTGGTGGGCAAAGCAGGGCTCAATATGGGAGGAAGAAGGGCGAACAACGCGAATTGCGTCAATCACTAATACAAAGTTTCTTGGAGGATATTCGGGCGGAACGTGCACCGGCTGATGTCGCGCAACCAGGAGCAGGAACGGGTCTGCCTGGAATTGAAGAGACAACACCAACAGGAGGCAGAGGTGCAAGAAAATTACCTGATATTTATCGTGACGCGGAACGGAGCTTTAAGCGTTATTTCAAAGAACTGCAAAAAGGGGACAAGCTATCGCTGGACATGCTTACCAAGGCGACGCAAAACAACGCATTATTGGTGACAAGAAATGAACTGGAGCTGGCCCGCACGCAATACGCCATTAATTACCAAAATATACTTACAAAATATTCAGAACTTTTAAATGGGAACCTTACCGTCGAGGCGCGTGCAAACCTTGAAAGAGCGAGGGATATAGAAATTTTGAATGAAAGAATAGCACAAGCAGATCGGCTGAAAAAAATTGGCGAGGACGCTGGAAAGTTTTTTGCGGAAAATTACCTCAAACAAAAGAAAGAGCTTACTGAAGTGGAAAAATTGTATGAATCTATTGGTTCAACGATTGAGCAAAATGTTGGGTCTGCACTAGAAGGTTTGATATTCCAGACGCAATCGTTGCAAGAATCTATGAGCAATCTTTTACGCGATGTCGCTCGTTTGTTTATTCAATTTGGTACAAAAACATTGTTTGACGCCCTGCCGTTTGCCAATGGTGGTGTGTTTGCGCAGAACGGTGTCGTGCCTTTTGCTCGCGGCGGCATCGTAAGCAAGCCAACCCTGTTCCCCTTTGCCAACGGTATTGGGCTCATGGGTGAAGCTGGCCCTGAAGCAATTATGCCTTTGAAACGCGGCGCTAGCGGTAGACTTGGCGTTGAATCCTCTGGTAACGGCACATCTATCGTGGTCAACGTTGATGCAAAGGGCACGCAAGTACAAGGTGATGACGGTCGCGGCAAGGCTCTTGGCGGTGCTATCTCTGCTGCTATACAAGCAGAATTGGTGCGTCAGAAGCGCCCAGGAGGATTGCTAGCATGACCGTCCCTGTTTTCAATACGGCAACTGTTGGCACTGATCCAACGCCTGATTTTGGTGCCGCAAAAAAATCACAACCTATTGTGCGACAAATTAAATTTCAAGGATACGAGCAGAGAGCATCTTTTGGTATCAATAACAATCCTAAGGTTTGGTCGCTGCAATGGACTGCATTGAGCAATGCAAATGCTGATTTGATTGAAGCGTTTTTTGACGCACGCGCTGGGATTGAAAGATTTTACTGGACACCACTTGATGAAACCACTCAATATTCTTGGGTGTGCAGGGAATGGAATCGAACGCATAATTATGCAGACATTTGTACTATTACTGCATCGTTTGAGCAAGTATTTGAGCCATGAGTTATCCGTTTTGGGCTAATAATCAAGCCTATAATGTTGGCGATATTGTCAACAGCAACCCGCCTGCAGCAAATGGAGCGTTTGTCTTTCGGTGCAAAGTTGCTGGAACGTCAGCCGAAGATGTCGAGGATCAACCATCATTTCCGTTAACATTATTTGAAGCTGTTACAGACAACACTGTTACATGGGAGACGATAAGCGCTGTTTACGATGAGCTATACAAGCTTGAGCCTGATACAGTTATCGAGTTGTTTCATCTTAGGTTTACAAATTTTGCAGCTGATTCTGCTGAGGTTCTTAGCGGTAGCGAAAAAATAAATGTAAACGGGCGCTCGACAGATACTTGGACTGAAGAAAACCTTTATTTTCACGCTGGCACAAACGGCATCCCTACAAGCATTGTGTTCGGTGGCATAACTTACACTGCCGCGCCAGTTGAAGCTGACGGCTTTGAAAAAACAGGCAGGGGCACATTGCCACGTCCTACGTTGCGGGTAGCAAACGTAAACAATGCAATTACGTCACTAATGCACCGCGCCACAAATCCAATAGATCCGCTAATGGCGAAAGCGACACGAATAAAAACAATGAAAAAGTTTATTGATGCGGTCAACTTCTTTGATCAAGTCTACATTTATCAAGACGGCAATACTGCAGTAACACAGGGGAATGACACCTTAGTTTTGGCTGCTCATGGAACGGGAGACGAAACGGCTAGATTCCCTGACGAGGTTTGGTATATTGACAGGATTTCTTCTGAAAACCAGCAATCTGTTGAGTTTGAGCTGGCTTCAAAGTTAGAGCTTACAAATGTTTTATTGCCGGGTCGCACTGTTGTTGAACATTGCCCATACAGATACAG